GAATTAGAAGTCCCTTGATCTACTTGTATTAAAGTTTGTGCTGATGCTTCAACATCATACAACCTCATTTTGGGTCTATCGACACCTATAACGAATCGTTTATTATCACCTATATCGGCATAACGATTCTTTAATTGTTTAACCATTAACTGGTTAAGATTTGCTAGTTCTTCTGTTGATATTAAAGCAAACATCATATCAGCTGTTGCAGGTAATCCGAATGATTCTGAGGTATCTTCAAGACCTACATCTGAGTTAGAGAAACCTGATCGTGTTGTTTGTGTTGCTGATAGAATAGGTACATCGAACTCTACAGCTAATCCTCTGAGTTCTTCTGCAATAGATTTGATATATGAATATGTATTAACAGATCCTCCTAAACCTTTGATTCGACTGGATGCACATATATTAAGATAATCAATAAAGATAATGTGCGGTTCGAAGTTCTTCTTTAACTTGAGTTCATTAAGAAGAGCTCTGAAATGTCCTACATGAGCAGATGCTGTAGGATACTCTTTAACGATTAACTTACCGGTAGTCTTTTGTGATATCTTCTTAACTTTATTTATAAAGGTTTTCTCTCCTAATGACTCAATATCATTTAATGATACATTCATCAGATTAGCATCGATACGTTCAGCAATACGTTCTTCTGCCATCTCCATAGTAATATATAGTACATTCTTATTTTGCATTAATGCACCACCAGCTACATGACACATGAATAAAGATTTACCGACACCAGTACCTGCCATTACGATGTTTAAGGTTTTATTCGGAAGACCACCTTTCGTAATTTGGTTGAAGTAGTCAAGATCAAATGGTACGCGTTTTTCGACTTTATTGTAGAAATCATACCTACTTGCAGAAGAGTCAATATAATCATGCCCAATATTGCGATCAAAGGAAACGGCAAGCGCTTCAGATAATATGTCCGGGATTGCATTTTTAGTTAACTCCTTAGATTGACCATCAATAATACCTATAGAATCCATTATAGCAATATGGATAGCTCTATCCTGACACCACTTTTCAGTAGTGTCAAGTAGCCATTTCTTGTCAGTTTTAGTATCTAAGGGTGTAAATACAGATTCTAATATACCCGTAAATTCACCTACATCAGATATGCCTTCTGAGTGATCCTCAAGTTCAATTACAAACGCTTCTTTTGTAGGTAAACTGTTGTACTTATTAACAAATTCAATTACAAGTTTAAATAAAGATTGATGTGACGAATCGAAATATTCATTCTTTAGGAATGGTATGACTTGTCGTGTGTACTCATCATTCTGTATTAAGTTCTTCAGTATTGTTGTCTGTATCATCTAAAAAGGTATCCTCTAAAATATGTTGTAGTACTGCTGAGATGTAATTTAAAAACCCTTCATCTGCAGATATTTCTTCAATGTTACTATTTGACTCTAATACCTTATAAGAGAACTTCAGTATAGGATCATCCGAATCTGATTCGTGAATTCTAATCTTACCATATTGGTAAAATGTATCTTTATACTCACCAGTTTTTAACCGAATAGTCCACTGCTCTTCTTCTTGTCCTTCTACAAAGGTATAATCCTCAAACTCTATATTAATGTCCATTATACACTATTCCTCGTCTATTGTCAAGTTTAATTCTGAAATATTATCAGCATATCCCAATTTATAGGCTCTCTTTACAAACTCTTTAAAGTCAGTTTCTTTAAAGATTGCATCCCATAGTTCAGGAGTTCTTGTGTCTTTCTCTCTCATCTTAGATCCGATGAGTTCACCTGTTTCTTGGTTGATCCTTTGATACCATCCATTAGATGGTTTTATAATATCACCAGAAGCAAGAGCAATATCCAGTAATCCAGAGTATTCTGAAATACCACCATTAAACTCCACTTTAATTGGAATCTTTGACTTCTCTCTAAGAAACCTTGACTTTTCGATGTTGATAATGAAATCATACCCTTCTATCTCCCCTGAGTTTGCTTTGTTTTGTCTACGTCCTACAATCCATATATTATCAGCTGAATATACGATACCTGTACCACCTGATACTACAGCTTTAGAAAACATCTCCATTGTTTGATAGGTATGATTTACGGCTAAGAGAGGAATATCTTTCATTGTTAGATATGGTGTAATCATTCTAAACAAACCTTTAAGGGCTTTAGCACGTGACATATCAGCAACAGACTTACCGGATTTAGCATCTTCTAATTCTTTCTTAGATGCTAAGTTGCCAATTGAGTCAATAACAATAATAACCTTTTCCTTACGATCAAGTTCTTCTAATTGAGTTACTATATCGAACTTGAGTTCCTCTACATCAGTAATAGGTGTATGTAGTACTCTACGCGTATCAATATCAAACTGTTCAAAGTATTCTTGAGGTGAACCAAACTCTGAATCATAGAACAACAGAATAGCATCTTTATGTTGTTTGAGATATGCAGCTGCAATCTTTAGGGCAAATGATGTCTTAAAATGTTTAGACGGACCAGCAAGAACAGTTAAACCTGCTGTCAATCCACCATCAATATCACCAGATAATGCTACATTCATCATTGGGACATCAGTTGGGGTGATATCAACATTCTTAAATAACATTGAATCTGATAATATATCAGTACCTTTAATCTTCGAATTCTTTCTTAATTTTTCCATTAAACTCATAATCTATTCCTCTTTATTTGTTATCAACCAACCTGGTCCTGCATCGTAAAAGTTCATTTCCCATAAATCTTTTACACCATACTTCTCACGACTTTCATCTTTATTCTTACCTTCATAAGGAATAGCTAATTTCTCTGATAGTAATACTTCTGATACTTCAGTTCCATCATTCAATACAATAGAACCTAAGATACGTCCGAACTTACCTTTCTTTTGAAGTTCGGTCGTTAGGATGAAGTCTGAATTATCACCCCCTAAAAGATCTATTACACGGGATTTAGCTGCTAATCCCCAAGACTTTTCATGTTTATTTCTTGTTCTTGATTCAGGGGTATCAATACCTGCGAATCGAATACGCTCTTTAATAAAGATCTTAAATCCTAAATCAATTTCAGCATCAATAGTATCACCATCAACTACTCTCATCAATTTAGCTTTGTATTCATACATAATTATATTCCTCCGTGTGATTGTGTTTTATATGCATAGTTTAGTGCCGAGTTTGCTTCTTTCAATATAGGACGTTTTACATACCAAGAACCTGTTCTCGAATCCAACTCCCTCATTAATAATTCTATTTCTTCTGCCGTTATAGGATACTCTCTCCGAATAGCATTGAACGATATAGATACCATAAATTGATACATTTTATGATACCATCCTGTCTCTGATATAGTCGAATATTCAGTTAACATCTTCTTATTGATAAATGGACAATTAGAGATAGATGACCAATTGTACTTATCTTTATTGACTAGTTTAGACTTCCGATGCTGAATTACTTGCTCTTGCATCTCAAGTGGTAACATATCTATAAAGTTAGTAGCTCTTGACTTATCAATGAATGTTACTGTTTTCATTAAGTCTGTCGGATTGATGAATCTACCTTTCTTGTTTGTGAATATAAAGTTATATGCCTGAAGGTATTGACCCGGTACATAATACATTCTAGACAGATCTTTAGTCTGAGGATCACCCAGACCAGAGAACTCAGTATTCAACGCATACCAAAAATGTCTAATGTTTTTAGCATACACTGGATATTTGAGAGGAAAGACTAATCTAAACTTAGGATACTCAGTCCGAGATGATGCTGTGGAATAGCACACATAATAATAATGACCGAATCGTTTGTATAGTTCTTCTTCCAATCCTTTAGAATCTATTGTATGATCATCAACATCTAATGCAGCCCATGACCATGACAGTACTGAATCATTTTTACGCTTCTCACCTTCATTGTATGTAGCTGGTGATATTAAAGGTGATGATGATTTAGATGCCCTATCTTCAGTTGATAATCGATATAGTAATGACTCCATACCCTCCCAATCATCAAAGTCCATTCGTTTATGTGTCTTATTATCGAATAGATTTTTAAATATAGTTAATGAATATGTCATACAGCATTAGCACTCTCTTCTGCCCAAGTAACAGCCGCCCCTTGTACGATCTGAGGATAATCATCTTGTTTAAGATAAAATCCAGTACCAGCTGATAATGCGAAATAGTCTATTAGATGTTTATGTGGATGCTCTATATCATCCCATTCCTCAAGTACTCGTTTACATAAGTCATCATAATCAGTATCAGTTAGAGGTGATTCCCATTGTGGATGTGACTCATAATATAGGAATGAACTCATTAAATAATATGGAACTAGTTGGGTTTTCTTTAACTCTTTAATATTTTTCATACTTGTATTATACTATACTTTACAGGAAATGTCAAGAGAAAAATGATTCTAATGTTGCTTTAGGTTCAACATCCCATCCAATAGCATCTAAGATGGGTGTAATAGGATCAAGAAACGTCTTTTGAAATTGAAGAGGATAATCAATATATTCTGACATCCCCAACTCTTCTGGTAGATAATCAGGAAATGCTATCACATTCTCTTTAACAGGATTAGGTGTCTTTAGATACACAAACTTAATCTTCTCCCCATTCTTAACCAGTGTATACTTCTTTCTTAACTGATTTCGTATAATAGCATCATTGTATACTATTGTTCCTCGAACATGAATAGGAGTTCCTTTGATATATAACCCCCCATATTCTTTATACACATCAACCCATTTCGTTATGTCAGACACACCTCGAGGAAACGCAACTTCATGTGCAGGTCGTGAATAGAAGTATTCTTTGAATTGTGCTATCGCTTCCTGCACATCTACTTCATCTTTGATTACTATCACTTTGAATAATGCCTTTAGAGCATCACGACATATCGCAGGTGTAGATGACTTTACAGCTTCAATCCCCATAATCTTGAGTTTAGGTTCTTCATATTGAACACCCTCTGAGTTATGCACATTCAAGATATAACGTTTCTTAGCAGTCCATATACCAATATCAGCAATAACCTCACGATCCATTACCATTTTGTTTTCATATGAATTCATGTTATCAGATAATGTCTGATATGACTTAGCCATCATAGGAACAAACTGTTCTGCACACATCTTATCAATCAGACTTACTATTTTATCTTTAGGTAGATTGAACTTTGACACTAAGGGTTCAAAATTAACATACAACGAATCCGTATCAATTGCTATGACATAATCAATTCCTTCAGTACCTACTATCATGTTCATGAAGTTATTAGTTGCTTTCTCTGCCCATCTAATACTCAATTGACCAGAGAGTGTAATACCTTCAGCTACTCTTAAATCATAGTATCTAAAGAATCTATTACCGAGAGCTCCATATAATGAGTTCATTAGAATCTTAATTGCCATTTGTTGATTATTAAGATTAGATATCTTCTTTACTAGTCTAAATGATTTATCTTTCTGAGACTCTTGTTCAGCCTTGAGCATATCAGTCTTGATAATCTTTCTTTCAGAATAGAGTCCGTCAATGATTGATGGAATAACACCACGTTTACCTTTAGAGTAATGTGAGCCATTAGCTGCCATTGCTGTATCTGTGGTATGATTAGGTTTATGATTTAAACAAAAATCAACATCAATACCAGCAGTTCTTTGATCAAGTACTGTTTCCGGACTCATGTTATATTGCATAATAAGATGAGGATATAGTGAGTTTAAATCGAATGACACCACCCAATTATGCTTACCGACCATAGGAGCTTTAACATATCCACCCGGATACTCGGCTTTCGCTTCTATTACTTTAGGTGGTACTGCAATATTCTGATCATCTAGTGTACGATAGATAAAGGTGTCCCATATACCTGTAGTGCCAAATGCCTCAACATAGTTCACTCCAGCTTTATATGCGATAGTCATACAAAGAGTAATAAGACCCATTTTATCTTCAAATCGTTCTATTAACTCAACATCTTTAATATTGTAGTCAATGAACTTTTGATAATCATTCTTATATAATGAATGAAGTGAACCATATTCATCATATGATATCTTTCGTTCATTAAGTTCAACATGAGCTATATGATCTAACTTATAGGATTCTTGTTGTGAGTATGTAAACTTCTTGTATAGATCGAGATAATCTAATTGTTGTATACCTACGATCTCATAGAATTGAGAAGCTCGACCCATAATAGTAACTTCTCTACTATCTACTAGACCCCAAGGACTTAATCGTTTTGAATATGTTTCAGTTAATACTTGATTGATACGATTGACTAGATATGGCATATCGAAGAACTTAGTATTCCAACCTGTAATAACATCGGGGATATGTCTAGGAGAACTCCAATGAGAGATGAACCTTCTAAGCAGATCACTTTCATCGTGACATTTAACATATTCTAGTTTAAGAGAGGTATGAATAGAAGTTGATATATCAAAATCACCCATACCCCATATATAATATGTATCATCTATAGATGACTTTAGAGCTATTGATATAACTTCATGTGCCGCGAATTCTGGCTCAGGGAATCCGTCATCAGATGCAACCTCAATATCGATTGAGGTCACATTGATTTTATTCCTTGCGAATGGGATCTTACCTGAATACTTCTGTTGAATGAATTGAGCAATGTAATTAGCATTACCATGAATCTTTAGATTTTTAACACCATCGGTTGTTTGAAGGAACTCTTTAGCCTCTCTCATAGAGTCAAATACCAACTCTTCTAAGGGTTCGTCTTTTAAAGATTTCCACTTTCTACCTGTTTCATTAGGTACAAATAAGGATGGTTTAAATGCGATACGTTCTTTGATAGGGTGACC